CATTTTTGCATCGGAAAGTGAAGTAAGTAAAACGGAAAGCAAAAGGCATACAAAACGGGTGTAATCAATGATAGATAACAGTTAATCAATCAATGTTTTACATACCATATAAACCGATATGAAATTTTTCTCTGATTATACCCGTTTTATTATTTTTTTGTTGTTATTTTGTTGCTCGTATCGAAAACAGCAACAAAAGCAACAAAAATTATGGGAAAATCGAAAGAACCGATAAGGCTCAGACAGAGAAAGACCGCTTCGGGGAATATCACGTTATACCTCGACATCTACCTGAACGGGAAAAGGTCTTATGAATACTTGAAACTCTATCTTATCCCTGAAACGAACAGAAAGGATAAGGAGAAGAACCGTCAGACGCTTCAACTCGCCGAGGCGATAAAAGCCAAGCGGGTTGTTGAACTTCAAAACGGAGAATACGGTTTTAACGCCGCCTACAAACTTGAAACGAACTTTCTTGACTATTACCGGGCTATGTGTGAGAAACGTCACGGCAACCCCGAGAGCCGGGGAAACTGGGGTAATTGGTATAGCTGCCTCAAACACCTTGAACGGTATTGCAAGCCTAACACCACATTCAAGGACATAACACCTGAATGGATAATCGGTTTTCGTGAACACCTTGACAAGAACGCCCGTTGCAGAGACAAACGGAAGATTATCACAACGGAAGAAGTGACAAAGCCGCTTTCACAAAACAGCAAGGTCAGTTACTTCAACAAACTCCGTGCCTGCATCAACCAAGCATTTGAAGACAGGATAATACCGCATAACCCACTTCGTGGCATTGAGGGTTTCAAACAAGCTGAAACAGAAAGAAGTTATCTGACATTGGAAGAAGTCAAGGCGATGGCTGCTACCCATTGCAAATACCCAGCCTTGAAAAATGCGTTCATGTTCTCATGCCTGACAGGTCTTCGCAAATCAGACATTGAGAAACTCCGTTGGCGTGAAGTTCAGCAGCAAGGAGACTTTACCCGGATAATCTTCAAACAGAAGAAGACGGGCGGGCAAGAATACCTTGACATCAATAAACAAGCGGTTCAATACATGGGGGTTCGCCGTGAACCTGATGACCGGGTTTTTGTCGGTTTCAAATACAGTGCTTATATGATAGCTGAGTTAAGGATGTGGGCAAATAGGGCGGGAATAACAAAAGACATCACGTTCCATTCAAGAAGACATTTTCAGTCTTCTTTCATGCTTAGAATAAGTAACTTACAAAGGATTGCAACTTGACTGGTAACGATTTGGAAACGAGCGAAGCTCTGTTTCTTTCCTCGTTTTGCATTAAATCAAAAGAACGCCAGCTTCAAATGCAAAGGTAGCATTATTTTTTCTTGTACAAACTTTTATAGAAGAAGAATTTCCTGTTTACGGAAGGATTCTTTTTTTATTGGACTAAACTGTACAAGGACACTTGTATATGTTTAGCAGTTCATATATTGAAACTGATGGACACAAAACTTGGATAGCACATTTCTTGCAACAACATCTTTTATTTCTTGCAAGATACCACAGACAACTTTGTGAACCAATCCACTTGTTTATGATGTAAGGTAAATCCATATCTTGCAAAGATTCTATTTTTTCATTTAAACAACAAACTTCACCATTAAAATTGATAGTTAAATGACCGAAACAAGAAGGATTAATATAGTCTTTTACATAACATTCTTTTAGCGTATGGCATGATTGGAGAATTTCATCTTTAGTCATAATCATTTGTGACTGTAAAGTAATTGTCTTTGTATCCAAGAAGACCGGGCAGAGAATCACATCCTTTCCTATTTTTGATATTTTATCCAAATCAGAAATCGATGTTATTATATATTTATATAGCAATCTTTCTTCGTTAAAATTTAGTATATGAAACGGAGTGTGAGAGTCTACCAACAACTCTATTATCAACGAATCAAATTTATGTAGGATTTCTTGAATATAATGAAAAGAATATGCTAAATAATGAATTCGGTAGATAACCTGTATATTTCTATCACTTGTAAATTCAAGAAACTTCTCTAACTTAGCATATGGTAATTCTCCTGACAATATGATTTTCTCTAAACAAAAAGAACTAAGTTGCACGGAAATCTTTTCCATGTCAATTTCTGCGCAATTAGTATCTGGGTATTCTAATTGTTTGTATGCAAATGTGTTAAGATATGTGGATATTGTATTGTTCAGCAATAATGTAAGCGATGTCAGCATCATATTTGTATATGATGTGAGGTTATAGCCTAAAGCCTTCTTTTCCTTATGTAGGGAAGTTGTAATTCTTAATTTTCTTTCTGGAATGTATGGCATCAACTCATCATATTGGATATAATATCCAAAGTGATTGACATCTATCTTTTGCAGCAAAAGTTTGGTGTCACAATTCTCCTCGACATAGCCATATCGGTTTAATTTGTCTATATTATAGTTAGGCAACACAATGTCTTTCAGATATACACTCTTGAACGTCATAGTGTCATATATGAGCAGTTCGTTTGATGTCGCCTTGATATAGCAATGTGGGAAAAATATATACAGTCTATTCATTTTATAATAATATTATTTTCTAAAATTTTTATTATGTTGGGATGAGATTCTATGTATGATACAGCCTCCGATAATAGCTTTGCAAACTTATTCTTAGATGTAAATTCTTCGCATTTACCATTGCTATAACAAAAAGAACATTTTGTACAACAAAACTGCATATAACATCTCTTGCACAAGTATGAAAATTCTGTAATCCTTTTCATAAATCTACTTGCAATATCATCGCAATCAATACAGACACATCCATTGTTGTCTATAAATCCTAATGGTGAATCCCTGTTTACTTTTTCACATGGATGTATTTTTCCATCGTAACTTACGAACATTCGTTTTGAGAAAGGAATACAAGTACCTGTTGGCAGTATCTTGTTGTCTGTATTGTCATCTATGAGTAAATCAGTCTCTTTATTAAATGAATTATTCAATAGTCTTGTACTTAATAGCAATATTCGATTAAAAAGAGGATTTTGGGTGATTAAGCCATGCTCCAACACAATATCCTCAGGAATTTCAAAAGTTTTGAGCATAGACAATATTCTATCTCCATTTTTTGCTTCCTTTGTAGGAGTATGAACTGGGCTAAAATTTGGAGTCGTGTTTAATTGAGATTTGAACCATTCAACTATATTCCTAACGTCACTTATATTGGTAAAAACGGCATTATATCGAAATGTTGCAAACCACTTTGGAAACCTACTCTCAACATCCATTAAATTCTTCAATACGATATCAAACGATGGGAAGCCGTTAGGAGTTTTTCGATAAGAGTCATGTTCTTTGTTTCCGTCAAGACTTATCAACATTTTGAAATTGTGATGTGACAAAAAGTCGGCATGCTTTGATAAAAGCATTGCATTTGTTGTCATCGTAAAAAATAGTGAACGATTTCGGAATTCAACACATTCGGCATATTCCACAATTTGACGAACAACATCAAAATTCATCAAAGGCTCACCTCCGTAAAAGCTGATAGCAAAAGGCTCTTTAGGCGCATCCGATTTTGCTTCACGTTGAAAAAGAACGACCAAATAATCAATGATAATCTTCGCTGTTTCAAATTTTAGATTTCCCAACACACCCCTTCTGCTGTCAAATGTATCATAGCCTTCGCTATAACAGCAATACTCGCATCTTAGGTTACAGAGTGTCGTCGTTTCGAATATGATTTGAGACAAATTTATCAATGCGTTTTGTATTGCATTGCCTGTTATGCAAGCATCTAACGGTGAGGTAAAATCATCGAGATAACCATATTCCTTTAATTGTCGAAGAGTCTCTGTATCTTTATTTTGATGCGATATTATATCGTACATGTCTTTGGACAAAGGCACTATTGTCTTTGTTGAAGGACTATATAGATAATAATTACTATATTGAGTTTGAAAAGCAATGGATTCCATAAGAAGTGTAAAATAAGGAAAGCCAAAGTAAAAACAATGGCTCTCCTTCAATTAGTGATTTTAATCAATGTTCCAACTTCCTGCAGAGGCAACGTCATCACACATGGTAATTTCGCCTTCTCTAATGAAGCATTCGCAAGGACAATAGCAATTACTTATACGAACAACATTACCTTTTTGTCCAACAACTCTTAATTTGTTTTTGAGTTGTTTGTTCTGTTCTTCTATAACAGACAATTTTAATACTCCCATAAATTTTCTTTTTAAACCCCATTTTATTGTTCGCAAGTCAATCGCAGGGGTATTGCGTTTCGACCTGTTTGTGTATAGTTGTTAGATATTCATCCATGGAAATGTATATATCTTTATTGGCATAAAGAGCATCGGTAAAAGTCTTTGGGAAGGCTGCATATCCGATAATAGCTCCTCTTAGCATATACCCGTACTCTTTATTTTCTACACCTTTATTTTGAGCATATCGTTCTATTTGATCAAAGCCAAAAGGCTTAATAAAGAACGCCATCAAGGACTTCAGTACAACCAGATTGTTTGGTATGCTGAATGAAGAACATTGATTATGCTTGTATGTCCAAAACTCTCGAAGACTACTAAGTATTAGCTTGCCATTTTCTGTATTCGCATATTCTCGGCACTTGTATTTATTAGCTGATTCTACTATGAGGTTCAGAACCACATCGTCAGACAACACTCTTTTCTCACTTTTTAGAGCTTCATTAATAATAATGTCAAGAAACGCTTTCTCTTCAACAGAAGCGTTTATATCAATACTCACAGCAGAGTTTTTTAACGACAAACATGAATAATTAACTTGACCATTATTTTTGCTTGATGTTTTTGTCTTACTGATAAGTTCATTTATAATATCACTGATACGAACAAACAATGCTCCCAAAGTTGTATCATACACAGAAGCTCCCGTACCAATATTAGTTATCTGTTGTTTTATATTACAGATGTCTTGTTTAATGGACTTATACTCGTCATTATCTTCTTCGTATTTTTTGATTTTGTTTTTGAGATATTGTTTGCGTTCATATTCCCAAGTTCCCTTTTTGAAGTATTCACGCATTTTACCCATCTTGATGCCATTGTTACGTTCTTGACTCTTTATAAAGTTTAATTCTTCAACCAAATCAGAAATACCATCACGATATTCTATGTTGTAAAGCCTACTTTCTAATTTTTCTTTTTGAGCCATTAAATTCTCTATTCTGTCAGAGCCGCTTACTTGCTTGTTTTTTGAGAGTTCATCAGCACGAGCCTTTGCCAATTTAATAATTTCTGAGAACAGTTGCATAAGAATATCGAACAAATTCGTTTTTGTCTTAATGATTCCGTTATATGCCGCCTTGGTTTTTTTTATGAGTGACATATATTCATCCTCATTCGAAACTGCACTTTCAGAAACCATTACTTGCGTATTTAATCCTGCAAATGAATTTTTCAAATCTCGCAATTGGCATGAAAGTCGCTGCTCATGAGGGTTCTCTGCAAATACCATTGCGTGGGTGTATGCAACAATCATTCCCTTTAATCTATCATAAACATTGTCTTGGACAATGTATTCATGACGCTGAAAAGAAAAGGAGTTCGTAATCTTATCAATAACCAAAGGCTTCTTTGTTTTGCTAGTATTTATCACGAATTCTGATTTATATTTCTCAATACATTTTACTTCAAACAATATTTGTGATTCTGCAACAAAAGATTCAAGTAAACCATTCGAAGAAAACAGAAAAGCGACAGCACCCTTTTTGTAATAAATTGTTTTACTATATGTAAATAAAGTTTTACTTTTCTTGACTGGAGTTATATTAGATTTGTCCAAAATGTCCTCATTGACTTTTAATACGTAATCACCCTCTATTTCCTTTGTTGACAAAATAAGATAGTTAACTCTTTCATTTGTTCCATCTATATAACGGCTCAAATTGTTGCCATATCCTCTTACTTGGTAGAAAGAGAATGGAGATATACTTTCTGAAATAAAAGATTCCAGTAAGTTCCATGAATTTATGCTTATATAATAAAACATATTTCTAATTATTTTCTATTTCAATAACATATTCCTTCGATACTTCTTTTAAAAATGATGTTTTCCTGCCCGTATAGGAAATATAAAGATTACGTGAAGAACGAGTACATGCTACATAAAAAGCATTCCTTTTACAGGTATTCGCCTCATTAGCAAATGGAACAAAAACATTGTCGAATTCAGACCCTTTTGCTGCATAGTATGTCAGAATACATGGTAGGTCGTTATTTGAGAAATCCAAAGTATTGATTGTCCTAAAAGGAACGACATTTCCAGTTCGATAATGCACTTGAGTATTTATCCCTCTTTGTGTCAAGAAATCGTTTACTTCACGCACGTCACTCTCGTCAGGAACCAAGATAGCCACATCGTCCAAATCTTCCATTTTTATCCTATTTAAGATGCCTTCTAACTCTTTCTCTTTGGAAGAGTATTTTGTGATAATGGGTTTTGGATAATTAGGATAGTCGCTATTGCCACCATCTTTCATGTTATTTGTCATCAAATCAACCTTGATATTTTGAATTTGTTGAGCTACTTTTGCAATGGTCTTTGGTAAGCGATAATTGTAGTCTAACGAGAAACGTTTATATCCCAAAATTTTAGCTATTTCATCAATGGAACTTCCATTGAAGTTCATTTGTTGTATAGAGTCCCCAAACAAAGAAAGACTTTTTCCTCTATGGGCTATCATTCTTGATTGATAGTCTGATACGTTAAAATCTTGTGCTTCATCGATGATGAGATAATCAATACGGTCTTCAGATTGCTTGTACATAGTTCCACTTGGAATCAGTTCAAATTTGTCTGTATTTGTTACGCTAAAGCCTAATGTGTATGGAATCTCTCTAAACCAACTAACTCTTCGTCCAAAGGCAGAATAGAACTTATAATCAACCCAATCTGCAAAGTCAATTCCATAGGTAGTCTTGTCCTTTTCTGTGCGTTCAAATTTTCTGATACTTAAATCATTTACCAAATAAAGTGTATTTCTATTTCCTTTCTCCCAATATACATCTCCAGTCAAATCGAAACCGCGGTGAGTCCAAGCCCATTCATATGCTATGCGTTCCTTGTCTAAACCAAGTGCCTGCATACCATATGCTATCATTCTTTTCAAAGCCACTGTAAAAATGACTATAGCATAGCTACCTTTGTTCTTTGCTTGTAGAGCTCGGTGGATAGCAAGATTTGTTTTTCCACTACCAGCCGCCCCTTGTACTATTATATCATCATCTATATTTTGTATGATGATTTTTCTTTGCGAATCATCCAAGTTTGAAATAAACCACTTTTCTAATCTCATAACTTAATCGATTAAGACTTTTATTTTCCATTGAAATTTTTCCTACATCTCTTGCCAAGAGACGGATATTATAATGCAAATTTACGCAAAATAATGATTATTAGACCATAAAATGCTGAAAATCTTACATGTTGCAGTATTCCTGTTTTGCGAGCAATTTCAAATGTTTTGCAAACTTGTCAACCGAAAGATAAAAAATAACTCACTATCAGCGAGGTACGACAAATTATCCGTCTCTTGGCAAGCGTTGGACTGATTTGCAAAACATTCATGGCATTATAGCAAATCAAGTATTTTCTTATTGGCTTTATCCACCACAGAGGTATCGAGTGATGCAAGATAAATCTGCGTAGTGTTCTCTGAATCATGCCCCATCCCCTCGCTGATGACAGAGACAGGCACATTACGGCTCTTGGCAATACTTGCCCATGAATGCCGACCGACATACATCGTCAAGGGTATTGGCAAATCCAGCAGTTTCCCGATTTTCTTCAACAGATGGTTTACCCGATGAAGTTCGTTGGTGTATTGTTTCCGGTAATCTTCATTACGTTCTGTAATAATGGGCAAGAGGTATTCCGTTTCGTTTACTGGATATTTGTCAAGAATATCTTGCATACATTTTTCCCATTTGATGAACAACTGCTGTCCCGTTTTACGTCTGCGGTAGGAAAGAATACCGTTTTGCAAGTCTTTCTTCCTCAGATAAGCCATATCGATGAATGACATTCCCCTTGTATAGAAACAGAACAGGAACATATCACGGGCATAGTCAAGATTGGGCTTCAATGACAAGTCAAGCCCTTTGATACGCCTGATGGCATTGAGTGATAAGGCTCGCTTCAAAGTTTTTTCCACTCCCGTATAAACATACTTGAACGGATACCGTTGCTCAGTCAGTTCATCTTCCACGGCACGGTTATAGACCGCTTTCAGTATGCGCATATAAAACGATACGGTATTGGGCGAATTGCCTCTTCCTTTCAGATAAGCCTCATATTCCGCAATCAGGTCGGCGTTAAGCTGGTCAAACAAGACCGCCTTGTCATTCATAAAACCGCTGAAACTTCGGAGTGCCGCCATATAGGTTTCCGAAGTGCGTATCTTCCCTAAACGCTTCAATCTTGCTATCTGTTGGCAGATATAGTCGTTAAATGATTGTTCTTGTCTACCTCCTCGAAAGCGCACGACTATATCATCCGTCACAAATGTGCCGGATTGCGATAAGGTATGTATAATCTTATTCAATCTGTCCTTGTCCCATCTGATGCGAGAGCTTATCGAAAGTAGATAATTATTCCTCTCTTGTTCTAGTGACAGATGATGTAAGACAACCGTTTCGGAATGGCAGTCCCATTCTGAAACGAAAAGCTTATACTCGGTGTTTATTTGTCTGACCACACGGTTATGGATAATCTGATAGTAGAGTGTACCCTCCCTGCCGTTCACGGTGGATGGGCGTAATTTGACCTTAACCGATGCCATATCAATCGGATTTGGATTGGTAACACTTCTCCATCTCCCTTGAAAGCTCCACAATCTCCCGGCTCAACTTCACAAGTTCAATGGTACAACTTTCCAACTTGTAGAGTAGAGCCATCGCCTTCTTCTCCGAAAAATGGCATCGCAGCTCTTTGACTACCTGATTATAGTTCGTGCCGATGGCACGGAACTGGGCGTGGAAGTCCGACAGCTTGGTCGTGTAGTCCACCATTGTCTTGTCCACTTTCAGCACCTTGAACTTCTGCCCAAAGAAGTGTGCCTTGAGAAAGACGGCTTTCGCGTACACATTCGATTCCTCGTACATCATGAGAAATTTATTCCATTCCACATCATCGAAGCGCACCATCACACAGTGTGTCTTCGGGTTCAACTTGGGATTTCTCCCGTACTTGTTCTTCTTCATGCTTCTTATTCTTTTAATTTTATGGCTTGTCCATTGCTTAATCTTTGATTAATGAACCCCGAAATTATCCGACTGCGGAGGATAATTCTGCCCACGGCGGTGAAGGTATTTTCAGTTACTTAGAATTATTCGGGTAACTGAAAATATATCTTGCTGTGTCTTTGAGGACACAAAAATCCTCCGACTGTCGGATTGATTTCCGAGTGTAATAACTCACTTTGTGTATCGGTCGAACCGATGGAGTACATCCAACGGCTCAACCTGCTCCACCGTAATCCCATCAGAGTTTGCGCCATTGCTCGATGTCATTCCGGTAGGCATCAAGGTGCAGGCGGACAAGGTTCTCTATAAGTCCGGATGCGCTCATGCCCTTCCCTCCGAGGTAACGGACAACCCTGTCCAGCTCGTCACGCACCGTCTCACTGACGAACACAGGCTTGCGGTTAATAATCTTGGGAACTTGCAGATAGGTGGTACGGTACTCCTCCAAGGACAGCCTGCGCTGTTTGCTGCTGATGCGCTTCTGCGGCATTGCCGCTTCCCCGGTCGCCACTCCTGAAGGTTCATCTGTCATAGGTGTTTCTGCTTCTTCCGTGACGGTCTTGCCGGACTGTTCAGGCTCCTCCGGTTCCAGACCGATACTCCTGTAGAAGTCGTCTATCGACTTGGAGGTGTAGGGTTCCCTGCGCCCCATTTTTTCCACGATTTCACGAGCTTGATGCTCTGTAATGTTTGGTTCTTTTTTCATTGTAAAAACAAATTAATTAAGTTATTGAATGTGGTCTTGGTCTATACCTTGACCGATTATCGGGAGCGAAGTAAGGTGCTTTAATGCAGTCAGTCAAGTACTTGGATTTTCTTAGGCATTTTTGTACGGTTTTGCTTTATAGAGATTGACAAATCGGTGCGGACTTCACCGATTTGCCGGATATGAATAGCTGAAGGTACAAAGGTACGATTGGGGACAATTTTAAATTAAGCCCTTATTTTGGCTGTGGCTTCTTTATAAGACATGGGAATTAAAGGCTGAACGTAAATCGTATTCCACCGACTTGCCCACAGATAACCGGAAAGCAGTACCCCGGACAATGACTACCATATCGGCGCAACACGCTGCCACTTTTTGAAAATCCATTGCATGACAGCGGATAATGTATTTCTTTGTGGCAAAAGAAACAGTAACAATTAAAAGAAAGGCAATATGGAAATTGTATCAATCGAAAGAAAGACCTTTGAGGCAATGGTCACCAAGTTCGACCGTTTCGTCAGCCGTATGGATGCCATCTGCCATCGGCACGGGGAAAAGAAGATGAGCGAATGGATGGATAATCAGGACGTGTGCCGTATGCTCAACATCAGCCCCCGCACGTTACAGACGCTTCGGGATAACGGCACGCTGGCTTATTCACAGATAAACCACAAAACGTATTACCGTCCCGAAGACGTGGAACTCATTGTTTCCGTTGTGGAGGATAGAAGAAAGGAAGCGAAGTTCAAAGGAAAGACTATATGAATTAAATATAATGACAACACCCACTAAATCCAGAGTAATATGAATGAGTTGATTAACAAGGACAACAAGTGGATAATCCACTTTATGGGCAGTCTTGACCGACTGCTTGATAATGTAGAGCACCTGACCGCCAACTACCGCCCGACATTGGGCGGTGAGCGTTTCTTCACTGACAAGGAGGTGTCGGCACGGCTGAAGGTGAGCCGCCGGACACTTCAGGACTACCGCAATGAAGGGCGTATCGCCTATATCCAGTTGGGCGGTAAAATCCTATACCGTGAATCCGACATCGAACGGATGCTGAATGACGGCTACCGCTCCGCCTACCGACAGAGAGCAACCTGATTTTCTTGAAGGAGCACAGTTTGCCGTATGCCCTGTATTGCAGCAGCAATAGACTTTCGACAAAAAGAAAAAAGGAACGGCTTACGGATGAAGCGTCAATACTGCGTTTCGTCTGTAAGCCGTTCTTTTCTGCTCTTATAATTACCCATCAGTCGCTTGTTTTTCGTTGTCGGATGCCTTTCAAACGTATGGCAACGGAAGCAAATGGCTGACGGGATGAACCTCAACTATACCATCGGTTGTTGCTCCTGCCACAGGAAACAAACAACGTAACAGGCGTTTCTCTTTTGGTGGTGCTGATTTCATTTATTATAAACCGTCTGAACAATGCACTTTCTTTACTGCATATTCTGAATGCAATGGCTATAACCATTTCAAGGTTGTAAACGTCATAACTGATACCATCCGGTTGCCTGACATATCGTATCGTACCGGCTTCATTCAGTTCATTGTTCTTATAGATTGCCCGTATTGCCTTGCGGACATTGCACGAGAACACCCCGAACAGGTCGGCAATCTCAAATTGCATCATCCATACGGGTGCGGTCGGCATGGTGACTGCACCCGTTTCACTGATTGTTATTATGCCTCTGCTCATAATCCCTTTATTTTATGATGATTATTTACTGTTTCTTCTTTTCGCCAGCCGATATTTCCTTTCTTCGTTCCATCAGTTTGTCCATATCTTTGGAAATTTTCTCATCGGTTATCCGTGCATATCCCTGTGTCGTCCTAATATTGGAGTGTCCCATCATCTTGGCGATACTCTCAATCGGTATGTCCGCCGAAATCAAAAATGTTCCGAAACTGTGCCGACTCTGGTGATAGGTCAAGTTTTCCTCTTTCCCTATGGTTATTCCCAACTCGTGAACCTCAAACCATAGGGCATCACGGTTGGGAAGAGGAAACACGGGCTTCTCGTCATCGGTCGTGTTGTACAGCGACAATATCCGCTCCGCTATGGGATGTAAGGGTATGAACGCCTCCACCTTTGTCTTTTTGCGGTTGATGCGGATGTACTGTCTGCCATCAGCGTTTGTTCCGATATGGTGGGGATGAAGAAGTTTGATGTCCACATACGCCAGTCCCGTCAGGGTGGAAAATATGAAAGCCCGTCTTGCCAGTTCCATACGCTTGTCATACATCGGTGTGGAAAGTATCTTCTTGAACTCCTCACGGCTGATGTACCTGTGCCTTGCTTCCGGCTTTGTCTCATACTCCAAGTCCTCACAGGGATTTACACGGAGAATCTCCTTGTCTACGGCAAGATACAACAGGCGGTTCAGCCAACGCAGGCAATGGTTGGTCTGGGAAACCCCGAAGTTCTTGCATTTCTTCAAGTGGGCTTTGTAGGACTTGCCGAAATCCTCCGTCACTTCTTCAAGGGGAATGTCCTTTTTACCGATGGACGTAAGAAAATCCGTCAGGTACTTCTGATAATACATTGAACTTCGATAGGAAGAAGTCGAGTCTATTTCTTCGGAATGCTTCTTCAACCGCTCACGTTCCCATTCACCCATCTGTAGAAGAGTGGTCGGATGGATGTTGTTCAAGGATATGTGGTTCTTCAAAATCTCGGCACTGACCACGCCTTGCGATTTCAGTATCTCATTGTAGGATTCCTCTGTCAGTCGTAAATATTCTCGTAAGCGATTATTTTTCCTTACGGATTTAATCTCGTTTTTCTTGCTGTTCCATTCTTCCGGTCGGCAATAAATCCCCGTACTGATGGCAGTCTGTTTGCCGTCAATGGTTATGCGGCAGAGTATGGCAGTCGTACCGTCAGCCTTTACTTTGCTGCGGTTAATGTAGGGTAAAAGTGAAAATGTACTTCGCATATCGTTTTCTGTATTAAAGAATTAATTGAAAATCTTTGGTGGCTTCTATGAACTTGTCCATGTCCTCGAAAAGTTTCTTCGGGCTGACACGGGCATAGACCTGTGTTGTGGAAATGTCGGAATGTCCCAGCATCCTGCTGATGGTTTCTATCGGCACACCTGCTTCAAGCGTAATCAGCGAGGCGAAGCTGTGCCTCGCCTGATGATAGCACAAATCATCCTTGATGCCTGCCAGTGCCGCCAACGCTTTCATGTGTCGTCTGAGATTTGACCAATGCAGCAAAGGGAACAGGGTGTCCCTATCCTCACTATGATATTTTTCAATCAGCGCAATCGCTTCCGGTAACAGTTTCACACTGGCACGAAGTTCGTTTTTCTTTCTTCGATACTTCAACCACAAAGCACCGTCCTCATCCGTATATAGGTTCTCGTGGGTAATCGAGACAACATCCGCATAACAGACCCCGGTGTAGCACCCGAAGAGAAACATATCCCTTGCCAGTATATGGGATTTGCGGTAAGCGGGTATTTCTACATCACGGATTTTCTCAAACGATTCACGACTCAATGCCCGTGGTGTCGTTTCCGTCTTCTTTGGTAAGGTAAAATGCTGGAAGTGGATTCTGTCGGCATATCCCTCCTTATATGCCAGACGGCATATCTTCTTCAGGATGGCAAGATGATGGCAGACGGTATCAATCGCATAGCCTTTCTCTTCCGTGGCAAAAGACTGATAGTCGTGGATGAATTGTTCCGTCAGTTGTCCGAAAGCCAAATCCTTGACCTTGTACTTGCTCTCGATGAACTCCCCGAGTGTCAGACGCATATAGTGATAGCCGGGATAAGTCCCTTTCGCACGGTCTATGCCGATACGTGCCTTGATGTCGTCACAGACTGCATCTGTCATTCGCATGAGCGTCATTTGTGTTTCCATGCTGCCCTGAAAAAGGTCTTTCACATCGGTGGCATCGAAATCAATCTTGCGCTCCACAAGATTGTCGAATGCCGTGTTTACCGCCAACAGTAACTTTTCAATCTTGGAATTGATCTCAACCGCCTCCTTGCTTTTGCCGTTCAGACGGCTTTCACGTGGATTCCATAATTCGGGAGTGCAGGACAGTTTGCATCCGAACTGTGCTATTGTCCTGTTTACCGTGATGCGTCCCATGATGGGAGCTTTTCCCGACTTGTCCGGTCCGCTCTTTTTGAGGTAGAGCAATACCTTGAATTTTTCTACTTTCATACGCTTATATTTTTTAGTGCAAAATTACTTGCCATATAAGCGTTCCTTGATATGCAAAACACTGTGTATGAGTGCAAACAAAACGGTGAGGTTTTCTTTTCATCGCTTTGCGTTACCTCTTTCCGTTTCGGTAACTACCCGGCTAACGGTTTGGTAACTGAACAACCTCAATATTCCGTTGGCGTTTGCATTTTCCACATTTTGCAGAATACAGAAATACAGCTCATTTCAAACGACTTACGTTTAATCTTTACCTATTCACTATTACTTGCTTCGCCTTGTATATTCCATTCAGGGCGGCACACATTCGCTGTCCTCATGCTTGACCTCGGCGCAGAAATCTACACGGTTCAGAAACTTCTCGGGCACAAGGAACTTTCAACAACACAGATTTACGCGAAAATCCTTGATAAGAAAAAGCAGGAGGCGGTTGCGATGATACCCGATATTTTCGGGGTTGATGACAACAAGGAATAAGGGACGGGGGCAGCTTCACGGCTTTGCCCCCGTCCTCGTTTCATAGAAATCCCCCTCGCCTGTCAGAAGCCAGCGTGCGGAAACCTTGTATTCTTTCACTATATAAGTCAACCAAGCGGGTTGAAAAATGTCACTTGCTAAGTTCTTTTCAAGTTTGTTCAAATTCCAACGATTTATATCAAACTCACGTGTAAAAGTCTGTTTTCCTCTTATCTTCCCGTCATCTTTCAGGCGGTAAAGAGCTTCAAAAAAACGGCGTACTACCTTTTGGCTGTCTTCTGTCTGCATAATTCATCTGATTTAGCGGCTGCGGTTGCAAATTTGGTGTTAATTTCTCTCTCCCGAAGATTAAGGCGTTCCCTCCATGATTGAAGCGTGTCGGGGCTGAAATCGGCTTTCTCCCCCTCTCTGACTTGACGTTCAAACATGCGGAGTTCATCGGGTGTCATAACGGGAATGAAACGTTCAAGTGCCATGACCTGAAAAACGTGTTCAAGGGCTTCACGGCGCAAGTCCGCTTGTTTCTCATCACTCAGCATTTCCCCCTGCCCCGTCAAGAACCAACGGGCGTTTATCTCGGGCAAAGCCTCAATGATTGAGACCACGGGTTGCAAGCCGAAATCAACACCTTTCAGAAGTTTAGACAGATATTGCGGCGACCAATTCAAAAGGGCTGCAAAGGCGGTCTGTCTCCCGCCAGTCTTATACTTTATAATATCTTGAAGTCTTCTATTCATATCCATATTTAGGTATTTTGAAAACACTTTTCCCGACAACCGCTATACGGCAACGGCAGAGCTTGCATTCCCTTCCCGGCGGGCATTGATTTTTTTGTTTTCCTGAATCTGTTCTTTCAGCATTTCCATTAATTCATCTATTTGCTTGTCACGGGCTGAAAGGCTTTCCGCTTGCTGCTTGATAATTTCCCAAGCATCTTTAGGAACAGCCACCCCGCCGTCTTCACTGTTCAGATTATTAGAAAGGAACATTTCTCCCTCGCCTGATTGAAGCCAAACAAAGTTTATATTTTCATCAAGGGAACAAATTCGCTTCATAAACTTCTCGGAAAGAGGTACTTTACCCGTAACAATCTGAGAGAAAGAAGACTTTGTATATCCCAGAGTTTCAGCCAAAGCCCTTTCATTTTCCGCTATTTCCTTGAAAATAAGCCAATTTATAACTTTTTTCAATCGTCTAAGATGTTCCATTAGTAAATATAATTATTGTTAAATTATAAATTTAATTTCGATTTATTCTTTCAAAATAATTACTTTGTTTATATTTGCACCGTCATACAATTTTGTATGCGTACAAATATACGAAATAATAAATAAAATCGGAATAAACTGATAAGTAAATTTTTGATATGGAAAGAATTACTGACAAACTCAAAAAACTTCTCGCTCTCGCAGAACGGGGATGCGGAGGGGAGGCAGAGAACGCCCGCCGTCTTCTTGAAGAACATCTGAGAAAATACGGTATGACGCTTGAAGACATCTGCGAAAACAATATTTCACGCAGGACATTCAAGTATAGGAACAAAGAAGAACGCACGATTATCATTCAAGTCTTTCTATCAGTTCTTGGTAGCAAGAGCGAAGCATTTAATGGCTCAACTTACAGTGCTTCAAAGAAGACAATCTACATAGACCTGACAGACTTGGAATATGCCGAAATATCCGACATGGTTGCGTTCTTCAAGTCTCAGTTTAACAAAGAGAAAAAACGCCTAATGAAAGACATTCTCCACGCTTTCGTCAACAAACATAACATCTTTGACTGTACCCCTAACGATGATGACAAGGCAAGCGACAAGGAAATAGACCTTGAAGAACTCATGCGCATTTTATCCCTATCAAATGGTATGGAAGACGTGACATACAGAAAAGCAATTTCAAACAAATGACGATATGGAAACAATGATTTTTAAGACACCTTGCCAAACAGAACGGGAAACCCGTGACTTGGCTATTTACAACGAGTATAACGCCCTGATTGCCGTTGAGGGACAGAGTAAAACGCTCGTAACAGAACACCTGATGAAGAAATATAACATACACAGCGCAGGAACTATTTACCTGATTCGCCGCCGTGTTGAACAGAAACTAAAATCACAGGAGGCGAACAATGGCAAGTAAGGAAGCGAACAGAGCCAAATACCAGTACAACAAAAAGTATATGGAAAGGTATTGGGAACGCAGGGCGCAAAAGGAAAACGGCACTCTGACATCTGAAAGCGTGAAGACCTCCGAGACAGTGACAATAAAAACGACAAAGGCAGCAAACACCGTGATAGTCAACGAAGCGGAACTTCTTGATTGGCTTCTTCCCGAACCGCACGTCACGGAGGTAACGGTCTCCCGGAACGGACAGTCTGACGCACAGTATATCAAAGCTCTTGAAACGGCTAACAAGACCATAAACACGGAAAACGCCCGTCTTCAAAAACTCTTGATTAAATATCAAGACATCGTAAGAACGGGATTGAAAGCGATAATGTTTGACATCGAAAACTGTAAGTCATTATGAAAAAGAAAATTATTCAATGGGGGCTGATGACCGTTCTCGGTCTTTGGGGAATGGTTTCATTCATGGTTCTCGCAGGAGAAGAAGCCCCCGAGGTATGTATGACATTGGGCGATTTCTTTCTGATTAAAGCCCTTGCGATAACAAGTTTTTCAGGTTGTATTCTATGCGGGAAATGGCTCTCAAAAAAGGGGCTTTTACCGGAAATAAACATGCAGGAGGATTGAATATGGAAATCACTTTGGAACAACTCAACGAAAAGATAGACAACCTTTCACGGTTGACGCTTATCAGTTCAAAAACGGTTCTTGACTTTGAAGAAACGATTTTGTTCACGGGATTGAGCAAAGGACACCTTTACCGCCTGACAAGCAACCGGGAGATACCGTATTTCAAAAAGAACCGTAAGCTATATTTCAAAAAATCTGAATTGGAAGAATGGATGCTTGACCAGCGCATTCCGACAAAAAATGAAATTCAAAGTCAGGCGACAACTTATTTGGCAACCCATAAATGACACCGCCATGAATAACCGAACAGCAAACATATTTGACGCATGGATTATCAACCAACACAACAGGTTGAAAGAAAGAATCGCTTCTTCAACCATGTTCGATGATGACGCTTTTCAGGAAACATACCTGACCATGCGGGAAGCCCTGACGATAAAGGATATTGAACTCGATTTTGAACCCGTGTTCATCAAGCTATACAGACGTATGTTAGCACGTGAGTTAAGCACAGAGTTCAAATATTCCCACCCCGACCCCTTGTTCTTTGTTCTTCTCCGTTCTGATGAAGAAAACCCGGAAGAAATTGGGCAAACCCCGGCAGAGAACATTCAGGCGAAACAAGTTGATGAATATGTGAGATACAATTTCAAGCCCAATGACTACCTGATATTTCATTTGAAATTCTTTCAGGCTATGACTTGGCAAGGCTTGATAGACTACACGGGGCAAAGTTCAGCCACAATAGCAAGAAGACTGAATAATATGAAACAAGCTGTAAAGCAACGTTTTACCCCCCCTATTTATGACATATCTTAACATTTTATCAATATAAAAATAACATAACTAAAACAACAGCAATATGAAACTTACAATTTTTGATAAGAACAACAGTGGAACGACATCAGCAAGAACAGGCGTTCGCTCGGTTTATATCAACAGAAAAACCGGGAATATTTCATTCTCAAACACCTTGAAAAAAGGGATAGGAATCACAGTTGAACAGACCGTCTATTTTGCAAAGGACGAAGACAGCAAGACGGGAGATTGGTATATATGCTTCAACGCCGGAGAAAACGGGTTAGCCCTCAGAGAGAAAAAGAACAGCGGCTATGCGAAAGACTGTGAACGCACGATTTATTTCAGCAACAAGTTCATCGCAAACAAAATTCTTGACGCTTCAAAAGCCCAGCAGTCAGCCTCTTTTCTTGTCAGTGAGAAACCCGTTATGATTGACGGCAAAGAATGGTTCAAAATCGTGTTATCAAAGCCATTGAGAGTTAACTAAATAAATTATTCACATTTCAAATTTCATCATTATGGAAAATGACATTATTGAAATCAAACAAGCTGAAATGCTTGCGGGAATTACCCGGTCAGAAATTGACATTCAGATTGCCACGGCGAAGCAATATCCCCGTGACCTGAATACAGTCTTGAACAAAATCGCCACCTATGCCACAATGGATAGGGAAACGGCAGAAGACTGCTTCTATGTTCTCAGAAGAAAGGACGCAAACGGTAATGACAACACCATTGAAGGGCTTTCAATCCGTATGGCAGAAATCATCGCAGGGGCTTGGGGAAACCTGAGAGTTCAGACCCGAATCATCGGGAATGACGGGCGTAAAATCACGGCTCAGGCTGTCTGCCATGACCTTGAAACAAACTTCGCCGTTTGCAAGACCGTTGACCGCCGGATAACAACGAAAACGGGTAAGACATACAGTGACGACATGCAGGTTGTGACAGGCAACGCAGCCGCCTCAATCGCTTTCAGAAATGCAGTCTTGGCGGTCATACCGAAAGCCGTTACAAAACGTGTCATCAATGAAGTTAAAAAGGTTGCGCTCGGTCAAGCGATTGACGTTGAGACATCACGCAAGAACTGTTTGGCGAACTTCGCAAAAGCGGGTGTGACGGAAGCCATGATTTGCCAATATCTCAGTATTAAGGCTATCGCAGAAATCGACAAAGAAAAGCTGTTTGAACTTAGAGCCACTTGGAACGCTATCAAAGAGGGAACGACAACCGTTCAGGAAACCTTTGTCAAACCACAACTTGAAGCCAAAGCACAAGAAGAAGCCAATAAAAAGACCGCTTCGGCGGCTGACAAGGCGGCAGCGGCTATCGCACAAGCAACGGGAGAGATACCCGCCAACGTTGACCCTGAAACGGGTGAAATCAAAGAAGAAAAGTCAAAGAAAACATCAACATCTAAAAAGTAAAACATTATGAAAGAAGTAATTGAAGTCAAAAGAGACGATTTGCGGGAACTTTATCAGGTATTAACCAATTACCCGGCAATTTCAAAAGAACAGGTTCAGAACGAAATGCACAAGGTTTTCGGGGAAGATACATTCAAGCCCAAAGACATCACAGAACGTGTAAAGACCTTTGAAGACGCTTGCCGTGAACTTGGAGAAGAACACCCGTTTGTAAGCGCATACACCGCATGGATAAAGCATGAAGAGTTTGACGACCAAGAAGACATTCTCGCTTATATGAAACTCCGTATCATCTGCGCCGCCTTGAACGAGGGCTGGGAGCCTCAATTCACGGAGGATGAATGGCGTTATTATCCTTGGAACATTCTTTGGACTGAAGAAGAACTATCAGAGAAATCAGATGAATGGAAGACTGACCGCCACCTTATATCAACAGGCGAATATCAGACAGACTATGCGGGTCTCGCTTATGCGTATTCGTCTAACGCCCCCTCGACTACGAATGCGGACCTCGGTTCTCGCCTTTGCTTAAAAAGCGACACGCTCGCCGTTTACTGTGGGAAACAGTTCATCAACATCTGGGCAGACTTCTATCTTATCCGCAAGTGAGTAACAACAAATGTTTAACATTCAAATATCAACAGTTTATGGAAACTAAAAATAACAGCGAATTTATGTCACAGGTTGACGCATTTTCAGGAGAAATGCAGAAGTTTATAGAAAAGTCTGATAAGAGACACGCCTTAATTATCATCGCCTCTGAGCCTGACGAAAACGGGGAAAGCTCACGTCAAACCGGGTCTATCATGGGAAATGAAGAAGAAGTCGTTCACGCTTTAGTCGGGTTTATAAGACAACCCCAAGGACGTGAGTTGTTAAAGAGAGCTGCTTCTCTAAGTATGCTTGATTCTTTAATGAAATCAGTATTAAACGCAAAAGAACGGGAGGAAAGAAAATGAGCTACACGATTATCAGACCGAAAGACCGTAACGAATGGCTTGAACATAGAAAGTCAGGTATCGGGAGCAGTGAGGTTGCAACTATTCTCGGGTTGAACCCGTGGGAAACCCCTTATCAGCTTTGGAGACGCAAGGTTGGTCTTGATGAACCTAAAACAGAGACCTTTGCTATGAAAGCGGGTCACTATCTCGAAGATGCAGTTGCGCAGTTTTGGCATGACGATACGGGACGTGAAATAATCAAGTCATCAGCCGGGGACTGGCTGATAAGAAACAATGAACGCCCCTATCTACAGGTCAGCCCTGACCGTACATATTGGCTCGCAGGAGAAAAGAAGAACGCTTCAAACAAAGGTGTTTTGGAATGTAAGACCACCCAAATGAAAATTTCCTCTGACGATCTGCCGAAGCATTGGTTCTGTCAGGTTCAATATCAACTCGGGGTTGCAGAATTGAAAGAGGGCAGTTTGGCTTGGCTCTGTTCAGGACGTGAGTTCGGCTATAAAGACCTGTCTTTTGTTCCTGACTTCTACGCATGGATAGTTGAAGAAGTTGAAAAGTTTTGGCGTGACAACATTCAAGGGAAGAAAGAACCCGAAGCGACATCGGTTCAAGACATTCTGCTGAAATTCAACCGTCACACGGACGGGAAAATCGTTGAAGTGAATGACGCTATTTTCTCAGACTATCAAAAGTTGAAAGAAGTCAAGAAAGAGATGGATAAACTTGATGAAATCAAGACAGAGTTGGAAGAACGCATTAAACTCGGCTTCGGAGACGCAGAGGCTATCAGCTACGGAGGTCAGACGCTCGCCACATGGAAAGCCCCCAAGCCGTCAATGAAGTTTGACGACAAGGCTTTCAAAGCCGCACACCCTGAAATGGTTTCCGAGTTCTCAAGGGAGGTTCAGGGGGCACGCCGCTTCCTGTTAAAATAAGGTTCAATCAACAAAGAAAGGTCAGACAGTTATGTATATCATTTCAAATAAGCAAATGGAAGATATAATCAGCTATATCGAAGCATGGAAAGACGGGGTTCAGGTTGAAGAAAAGGACACCCGGACTTATAACAAGGTTCGCCTCGCAAATATCCTTGTGAAGAAACTGAAAGCGAAACAGCCGCTTTCAAAGCCTGAACTTTCTGAGAGCCTTAAAAAAAATCTTCGTGATTTAAAGTGATTACAATGTAATCACTTATCTTTGCAATAACCGAAATGAAAAGACAGTTAAACAACGATATAAACTCCGTACATGGGTTGAACATCCGAAAGGTTTTCAAACGCTTGCTGTTATGCGTGGTTAGCCCTAAATACGGAGTTTTATTCTCTCAAATATGATAACACTCAGAGAAAACCAAACAGAGCCGATAAACAAGGCTATTCAGTTCTTCACGGAAAAGAAACCGAAGCCGAGTTTGATTGTTCTCCCGACCGCTTGGGGAAAATCAATACTGACGGCTTTTGTCGCAAAGAACAGCAACGATAAAATGATTGTTCTTCAACCCTCGAAAGAGTTGCTCGAACAAAACTATTTGAAATATTGCTCGCTATGCGGGGATTTCGCCTTGAATGCGGGCATTTACAGCGCAAGTTTCGGGCGAAAGGACATCGCCCATATAACTTACGCCACGATAGGCTCAATAAAGAGCCTCGGGGCTAAATTCAAGTCTCTCGGGTTTACAAAAATGTTGATTGATGAAGCGCACCTTTATCCCCGTGAGGCTGACAGTATGCTCGGGCGTTTCCTGAAAGAAAGCGGTATAACCCACGTTCTCGGAATCACGGCTACCCCCGTGAAGCTGCAAACGAACCGGGATAAGGACGGGCAGAACTTCTCAAAACTTGTCATGCTGACCTCCCGTTCAAAAAAAGGCAACTTCTTCAAAGAAATCATTCATGTCGGGCAGGTGGCTGAAATGGTTCGTCTCGGCTTTTGGTCTCCGCTTCAATATGAGACAGCGGGATTCGACAGCAGTCTTCTTGTCTTCAACAGTTCAAAATCTGAATACACGGAAGAAAGCGTTCAGCGGGCGTATGATGCGAACGGAGGGTCTGAACAGATTGTTCAAGCCCTTGACAGACATTCAGACCGCCGCCATATTCTTGTCTTCGTTCCCTCTGTTGAGGACGCTATAACGCTTTCAAAGAAATATCCAAACTCAGCCGTGATTTACGGGGAAATGGATAAGACGGAACGTTCTCAGGTCATCACACGTTTCAGGGCGGGCGAAATACGGGTCATATTTAACGTCAGAGTGCTTTCGACAGGCTTTGACTATACAGGTATCGACTGCATCGTTTTAGGCGTTTCTACGGCTTCTATCGCCTTGTATTATCAGATTATCGGACGTGCGACACGTATTGACCCCGAGAAAACGGACGCTTTGATTGTTGACCTCGGCGGCAATGTTGAACGTTTCGGGCGTGTTGAAGACATCACGTTTGAGCAGGGTAAAATGTGGCGAATGTTCGGAACGGGCGGGCGGCTTCTGTCAGGCATACCCATTTCGGACATCGGTCATTACACCCGTGAAGACACACGGGCGATAGACGCTCGGGCAGAAGCCCCGATTGAAATCATGCCTTTCGGCAAATATAAGGGGAACAGAATAGCGGACATTCCCCTTGATTACCGTCAATGGATGATACGCTCCTTTGAATGGAACGCAAGGAACGAGAAACTCCGCAAATCAATTCTTACAACCCTATAAATCCATCAGGCTATGGCAAGACCGAAAAAACAAACCGTTGATTATTTCCCGCACTTCGTCAAGGGCGGGCGCACGATTTTCATCCTTGAAAATAAGTTCGGGAATGACGGATATGCGTTTTGGTTCAAACTCCTTGAAATTCTCGGGGAAAGTGAGGGGCATTTCTATGATTGTTCAAACGCTTCAAATTGGGAGTATCTTCTTGCCAAAACACGTGTCACAGAGGAAAAGGCGAAAGACATTATCAACGTCTTGATAAATCTAAACAAAATTGACATTGAGCTATGGAACGAACATCGTGTTTTATGGATTGCGAATTTTGTCAGAAACCTTTCAGATGTTTACAGAACCCGTAACACCAACCTCCCGTCAAAACCCAGTTTTGAAGACAAGAAACAGCCTGAACAGAAAGTTTCTTCCGAGAAAACACAGGATGAAGAACGGTTTTCTGCGCAAGAAACCCCTAAAGGAGAGGAAAGCAAAGAAAAGGAGAGCAAAGAAAAATATCCTTATCAGGATATATGCGCCTTGTGGAACTCAATCTGTGTATCTCTGCCGAAAGTTCAAAAACTCAATGACAACAGGCGAGCAAAAATAAAATGCCGCTGTGACGAATGGGGCAAAAGCCGTGAGACTTGGCTACAGACCGCAGAAGACATCTTCAAGCGTGTTCAAGCATCCGACTTCCTGACCGGGCGGCAATCCAACAAAAGGGCGTGGACGGCGACATTCGATTGGATTTTTGAGAACGGTTCAAACTGGATAAAGGTTCAAGAGGGCAACTACGACAACGATAAAGGCAGCGGCGTTCAGAACGGTTCAAAAGTCACAAAGGTTCAACTCGGTGTCGGCGAGTTCTATGACAACTCAGGGCGAAGGACATACGGTTCAGGTAAGGCAATAATACCTCCTACAGCCCCACCCCGTCCGTCTGACAGACACGCTTGGGATTCATCATCAAACACTTGGATTTTATTATGAGCATAAATTGGGAAAGATACGGGATAAAAGCCCCCTACGGGCGTTCAGGAAACAGAAAGGTTTTCTGCCCACAGTGCCATGACCAGCGTCACGACAAACGTGACAAAAGTCTTTCTATCAACCTTGAAACAGGCGAGTTCAACTGTCATTACTGCGGCTTCTCGGGCTGTGCAGCGGAAAAAGAGCCTTGGGAAAAAGAAGACCGCCCGTGGCGCAACGCCGCCCCCATACGCCGCGAGAAACCCGTTTACAAGAAACCCGCCCCACGTCAGGACTGTTCTTCAATCTCAGGGAAAGCCCTTGAATGGTTCAAGGGACGGGGTATCAGCGAAAAGACCCTGACGGCGATGAAAGTAACCGAGGGGCTTGAATGGATGCCACAGAAGAACGGCAAAGCGAATACGGTTCAGTTCAACTACTACCATAACGGGGAACTTGTCAACACGAAATTCAGAACGGGAGACAAATGTTTCAAACTCTGTTCAGGCGCAGAACTTCTCCCATACGGGATTGACAACATCAAAGGTACGAAAGAATGTATCATCACAGAGGGCGAAATGGACGCTCTGTCATTCTTTGAATGCGGACGGACAGATGTTGTGAGCGTTCCGAACGGGGCTAACTCAAACCTTGACTACCTCGATGATTATCTCGAAGAATACTTTGATGACAAAGAGACAATATACATCGCATCCGACACGGACACGAAAGGCGTTGTTCTGAAAGAAGAACTGATAAGGCGTTTCGGGGCTGAACGCTGCCGGATCATTGAATACGGGGACGGATGCAAGGACGCTAACGAACACCTGCAGAAGTACGGGCGTGAAAGTCTTCTGAAATGTATCGCTGACGCTCCCGAAATAAAGATTGAAGGCGTTTTCACGCTGTCAGACTTTGAACAATCCCTTGACGCTCTGTTTGAGCATGGCTTGCAGAAAGGGGTAACAATCGGGCATGACAACTTCGACCGATTGTGCTCTTTTGAAACGAAGCGTCTGTGTATCATCACGGGCGTTCCGAGTTCGGGTAAGTCTGAATTTATTGACGAAATTGCAGAACGATTGAATATCCGCTACGGCTGGCGTTTCGCTTATTTCAGCCCGGAGAACGCCCCGCTGGAATATCACGCCTCAAAACTGATTGAGAAGTTCACGGGCAAACAGTTTGACAAAGAACACCTGACATACGGGGAGTACAAACAAGTGAAACAACACCTTGAAACAAATTTCTTCTTCATATCCCCGAAAAGCGATTTCAGGGTTGACGCTATTCTCGAAAGGGCGAAATTCCTTGTCAGACGCAAGGGGATTAAAGTTCTCGTTATTGACCCATATAACAGGCTTGAAGATGAAAGCGAGGGCAAGAACGAGACTAAATACATATCAAGGCTGCTTGACAAACTGACAAACTTCGCACAGCAGCACGATGTGTTGGTTATCCTTATGGCGCACCCAACAAAGATGCAGAAGAACAAAGACGGCGAGCCTGAGATACCGACACTTTATGACATCAGCGGCTCGGCTAACTTCTACAACAAAGCTGATTTCGGTATTGTCGTTCACAGAAACCGACTTGAAAACACGGTTGAAATCTACGTGAAGAAAGTGAAGTTCAGACACCTCGGAGAGTGCGGAATGGCTCTGTTCAAATATAACCTGAACAACGGGCGTTACAGCCCCTTTGTCAACGGCACAGAACCCGTTTGGGACAACAGCAACCATTTACAGGAAGAAATCAAGCGGCGTGAACAGGAAGCCTTTGAAGCCTCTCAATTCAACTGGGATGACTTTCAGCCATCCGATGAAGAATGCCCGTTTTAACCATTTAACAGCAAAATAAATTTACAGACAATGGAAAAGATTAAAACTTATGTTCTTACACTATCGAAGTTCTTCCCCTCCACACACATACGCAAGGGAGAACCGACATCATTTCGTGACGCTTTCAATGCGGGACAGGTTTTCAACAGAGGTTCAGCGTGTTTATACAGACACCCAAAGAAGCACACGATACGGTCAAACTATCCGCTATGGCTGAAACGCATCACAGAGGTTCAAGCCGGGAAGGCGGTTCTCTCTGTCAGACAATGGACGGGAAAACCATACAGAAGCCCGCAAGAAGAAATTGCCGTGCTGACAAGTGAAGACGGAATAGGCATACAAAAGTTGTATTTCAATGGTTCATGCTATACAAAAGACGGGTGTATACCAATTCCAATGGTAAACAAATCCGTAATAAGCTACAGAAAGTTAGCAAAGAATGACGGTTTATCAGCAAAGGATTGGTTAGAGTGGTTCAAAGACTACGATACTGAACAAATGGCGATTATTCACTTCACAAAATTCAGGTATTGACATGAAGCCGAAAGAATTTTTTGACACTGTTGCCCGAATGAGAGAAAAGCAGCGGGAATACTTCAAGACCAAGACAAGTTCAGCCCTGACAGAGAGCAAACGACTTGAACGGGTCATTGATGACGAAATAGAGAGAGTTCAAAGAATTATTCACGAAAAGCAGAACCCGAAGTTATGGCAAGATTAGACATTGAAAGGCAAAAACGGCTTGAACCGACACGCATTGAATATGCTGTCAGCCGCATTCAGGAACTCGGCTTTGAGATTGTTCAGCGTAACAACACTCAGATACAGTTCATTCACAAAGGGCAAACAGTGACGTTCTTCCCGTACAGCGGATGGGCGACAGGAAAAAGCATAAAGGACGGGCGGGGTCTTGAAAGACTTCTTAAACAGTTGAGACCATGAGACCGAAAGGAAACGGATTGATACCGCTTCACGATGAGAAGCAAGAAGAACGGGGCTTTTTCTGTATGAAGCTGGTTCAGTTTCTGAACACAGAAGCCGAAATGGGAACAGATGAATACAAGCAGCTTTGGGAAGAACGGTTTACAGCCGCAAAAAACGGTTGTTGCTCTTACAAAGACCGCTGCCCGATATATGAAAGAACGGTCAAAGACAGACCCGTACAACTGAGTTTATTCACTTAAAATATACAAACATGAAATTGAGAAATCAGAAAAAACAAATTCCCGTAGATTTTCGCAAACAGATGTACGAAAGCTACAAAATGAACATGAGTTTGTTCGGGAAACCCATTCTCCCGTACAAACAATGGCTCAAAGACGTGTTTAACACTAAAATACCAACAAAATGAAAAAGATTATCATTATTTCAATCGCACTATTAGCCCTGACAGCGTGCGAATCAAAACAAGTTGAAGAAGTCAAGGCGAGTTCTAACCAATCATACCCCGTTGAAAAACTGTTCACGGTTGACGACATCACGGTTTACCGTTTCAGGGACAATGACCGTTACGTTTACTTCACAAACAGAACGGGCGATGTTCAATACAGTTATCAGAAGCGGGTAGGAAAAGCAACGAAAACAGTCAGGGTTCAAACAATCTGTAACGATGAACAGGCAAGCGAACATCAATGAGGTACGGCATTTTCTCGCTGTTGCTTCAAAGCAGTTTGAGCGTGAAAATATCTTTCTCCACAATGTCCGTTTCAAGCGTGACGAAAAGACGGGAGAAGTGATTGACATCATTATGAGTTATGAACAAAAGGACAATGAAAAGGAGGACAGCCATGTATGACATTTATGATTGTGACATCTTTATCGAAGAATGTTTACCCGAACTCGTTGAGCGTGACCCGTACCCACCATACAGGGAACGGCTGCATCCCCGAAAATATTGGCAACGGAAACCCTATTGGCTCAGAACCCGGAGCAACCCGAAGAAAAAAGGCTATCATTAAGCCTGAGAGCCTGAACGCAAATGAAGTGAACTTATTACAGAAAACGGATATTTAATCGAATAAAAAACAAGAAATTATGGGTAATTTTTCAATCAAAGAAGACCTCCTGAAACTGAAAGGGGCGTTCATAACAAACTTCAAAGGGCGCACGGAAACAAAACGCTGCCTTGTCATCCCGGTTGATGACAGCGGGCTTTATGTCGGGGAAAAAGGCGTTTATCTGAACCTGACAGCCATAGAAATGGAGAACCCGCAGTTCAAAGAAACCCACTGTATCAAACAGTCACTTGACAAGGAGATATACGAAGCCTTATCAGAAGAACAGAGGCAAGCCCTCCCGATTATCGGCGGCATGAGACCGCTTGTGAAGAAAGCCGCCCCACAGATGAATGTCGGTTCAACCTTTGACGGGGCGCAAGCTGTGGAAAATACGGATGACCTGCCATTCTGATGAAATGAGAATTAAACACAGACAAAGGGGAGCAATCCCCTTTCTGTTTTCCTTGCCTTTAAACAAGCCCAAAAATCACGTTAAAACATGAAAGCTGATAAAAGTATCGCAAAAACAAAGAAAAGCCGACAGACAGCGGCAAAACCGCCCCTGCGTGACGTTTTCACGGTTATTTGTAAGACCGATTTAAAAGTAGAGTGCGTAAAAGAGTTTAAATTTCACCCCGTCAGGAAGTGGCGGTTTGATTACGCCGTGCCTGAACACAAAATCGCCCTTGAAGTTGAGGGCGGTGTATGGACGGGCGGGCGGCACACTTCCCCAAAAGGTTTTCTTGGAGACATTGAGAAGTATAATACGGCTACACTTATGGGCTGGCGTGTGTTCAGAACAACGCCTGATGACTTGTACAAGAAAAAGACCCTTGATTTGATGAAATCAGCCATTTTGAATGATTTTGCCCCTTAAAAAGCCCCTTTTTTGCCTAAAAGTGATTACTTTATACTCACTTTTTCATATTTTTGTGCGTACAATGTAATCACTAAGCAAAAAAGAGTATGAAAACAGAAACGATTCATCTTTCACAAATTCAGGTTAACGGGGCGAATCCCCGTACAATCAAGAATGACAAGTTTGAAAAGTTGATTAGGTCTATTCTAATTCTCCCGAAGATGCTTGAACTTCGCCCGATAGTCGTTGACAACACGTTCACGGTTCTTGGTGGGAATATGCGTCTTCGGGCTTTGTCTGCTATCGCTGAAATGTCTCCCGCTGAAATAAACACCCGGCTTGGGGAATGTTCAGGATACGCACAGAAGACAGAAGCAGAACGAGACCTTTTACGCAGTCATTGGGAAAAGTGGCTTGACAGACCAACAGCCCATGTTATCAAGGCTTCTGAACTGACAGACGCAGAACAGCGGGAGTTCATCATCAAAGACAACGTGGGTTATGGAGAGTGGGACATGGACGCTCTCGCCAATGAATGGGACACGGAAGAACTTGTTGATTGGGGCTTAGACCTGTGGGAAGACAAATCAGATAGCGAAAGCGGGAACAGTTCTTCTTCCCTGCCGAACAGCGCACCCGAATCATCATTGTTTGACCGCTTTGTCGTTCCCCCGTTCTCTATCCTTGACACCCGTAAAGGCTATTGGCAAGACCGCAAGAAGAAGTGGTACGACATCATCGGGGATATGGGAGAAAGCCGTAATGATACGCTTGTGACAAGCCTTGAAATCAAGTACAAAGACTTGTATCAAAGAACCCGTGAACACAGGAAAGAACTTGGCATTTCATTCAAAGAGTACATCGAAAAGTACGTTCCGAAAGAAGAGCTTGAACGGGAACAGTCGAAAATCGTTGCTCAAGGCGTTTCTATCCTTGACCCCGTTATGGCTGAAATCGTCTGCCGTTGGTTCGGGTTCAAGAACTGTCAGACGTTTGACTGTTTTGCGGGCGATAGCGTCTTCGGCTTTGTGTCAGCTTATCTTGGTAATGACTTCACGGGTATTGAACTCAGGGAACAGCAAGCGAGCTTGAACAACGAGCGTGTGGCTGATATGACAGCCCGCTATATTTGCGATGACGGTCAGAATGTGGCAAAGCACATCAACCCCGAGAGCCAAGACCTGCTGTTCAGTTGTCCCCCATATTTTGACCTTGAAAAGTATTCAGACCTCCCGAATGACGCAAGCAATCAGGACAGCTATGAAGACTTCATTCAGATATTGAAGAACGCTTTCACGGCGGCTGTCGGCTGTCTGAAAAATAACCGTTTCGCCGTTATCTGTGTGGGCGATGTCCGTGACCGGAAGACGGGCTTTTATTATGACTTCTGCGGCGACATCAAGCGGATATTCAAAGAAGCGGGCGTTCTTCTGTATAATGAAATCATCCTTGTTGAACAAACCGCTTCAACAGCCCTGAGAGCCGCCCGGTATATGGAGACAAGAAAGGTCGCAAAGACGCACCAGCACATTCTCGTGTTCTTCAAAGGCAACCCGAAAGACATAAAGAAAGAATACCCGAAAATTGAGTACACAGAAGAAGACATGGTTCAGTTTGAAGCCACTGAAACTTCTTCCGAGAGTGAAACAACTGAAAATGAATAAGACCATGCAAGCAAAAATCTGGAATCACGCCCAATGGGTCAAAGAGACCGACCCGAAAGCACTGCGGGGAATGTTTGACGAACTTCTCCGTAAAGCGGGTTTCAATGTTCTGAGTTGCACGGAACATCATTTCAGCCCACAAGGTTACACGGCTTTATGGCTGCTTTCCGAGAGCCACTTTGCCGTTCATACGTTTCCTGAGTTCGGGCGAACATACATCGAACTGTCAAGCTGCAACCTTGACTTTTATCTGAACTTTCTTTCAATGACAAAAGAACTATGAGCAAGGCACAGGAAAAGAAAAGAAACCAACTGAAACAAGCCCGTCTCGAAATCGTGGCGGGAATGTACAAGCGGGGTTACAGCCTCAGAAAAATTCAATCAGAAGTCGTGAAGCGGCTTGAACTGTCTTCTTATTCTCTCGCCACGGTTCACAAAGACGTGCAGACGCTTCTTGACGAATGGCGGGAAAACAGAATTGAAGATATGGACGCTGCTCTGACGCTTGAACTTGAACGCATTGACGAAACCTGCCGGGAACTATGGGAACAGTGGGAAAAGTCAAAGACAGATTACAACAAGACACAACGCAAGCAGAAAGGCTCTCCCGCCCGTGACAACGAGACGGGGCAGACTTCAATCAGGACGTATCAGACAGAAAGGACGGAAACAGAGGTTATCATGCTCGGAGACCCGTCATATATCGCCGAAATCAGGAAACAACTTGAAGAACGGCGTAAGCTGCTTGGTCTTTACGCTCCCGAAAAGAAAGACATCAACGGAAATGTATCTTTCGCCTCTCTGCTGATTGAAAGCGGCTTGTTGGATGAACCCGAAACGCAGGACGAAGCAGAATAACACCGATTGCGCCCGAATGTGGCTCTGAAATCATTCACTCGTATAAAGTTACCATTTGAAAACGAAAGCCCGGCACAGGGCGAATCAGCAAAAAATAACTCAATGAAGAAACAGAATAAAGATATTCTCCGCAAGAAAGGTCTTGAACTGATGAACCTATGGCGGGCAGACTGGAACAGGTTTGTCCGTGAAGCCCTCGGAGTGACCCTTGACAAAGAACAGCAAGAAATACTGTCAAGCGTTCAACACAACAGGCGAACATCGGTTGCATCGGGGACAGCCCGTGGAAAAGACTTCGTGGCGGCTTGTGCCGCTATCTGTTTCTTGTATCTCACACCTCGTTGGAGAAAGAACAGTTTGGGAGAAATTGAACTTGTTGAAAACACCAAGGTCGCTTTGACTGCTCCAACAGACCGTCAAGTAAAAAACATTATGATGCCTGAGATAAGCCGCCTTTTCAACAGAGCCAAAGCCCGTGGCGTTGAACTTATCGGAAAACTGAACGCCTATGACATAAGAACAAACAACGATGAATGGTTTCTGACGGGCTTCAAGGCTGATGAACACAACCATGAAGCGTGGTCAGGCTTTCATGCGGTTCACACGATGTTTGTCGTAACCGAGGCAACAGGTATCGGGGATGACACGTTTGCCGCCATAGAGGGAAACCTGCAGGGCGACAGCCGTATTCTTCTTGTCTTCAACCCAAACAAGACGGTAGGTTATGCCGCCAAGTCTCAGAAAGGCGACCGTTGGCACAAATACCGTCTGAACAGCCTGACAGCCCCGAATATCGCAAGCAAGAAGATTATTATCCCCGGTCAGGTTGACTACGATTGGGTGTTGGATAAACTTGAAAATTGGTGTGAGAAAATATCCCCCGATGAAATCATATCAGAAATGGATGACTTTGAGTTCGAGGGACAATGGTATCGCCCGGAAGACCTGTTCAGAAAGAAAGTCCTCGGTCTGTTCCCGAAAGTCGATGAAGACACGCTTATCCCCCGTCAATGGCTTGAAGAAGCGCATGAACGTTGGAAACAAGCCAAAGGGCGTGAACCGCTTCGGGCTGACCTCAATATTCTCGGTGTTGACGTGGCGGGCATGGGGCGTGACGCAACGTGCTATGTTCTTCGCCGTGACAACTGGGTGGCTTCCTTTGACACACACAATTCAGGCGGTGTGGCAGACCACATGAAAGTGGCTGGTAAAATCATGGTTGCCCGCCGACAGAACATCGGTCTTTACGTCAGTATTGACACAATCGGCGAAGGTGCGGGCGTTTATAGTCGCTGTGTTGAACTTGAAGACGAGCCCCATTATATCCTGAGTTGCAAGTATTCAGAGAGCGCAAAGACCCCTAACGGGCGTGAACTGAGTGACATCACGGGGCAAAACAAGTTCTTCAATATGCGTGCTTATCTGTTTTGGGCTGTCCGTGATTGGCTGAACCCAAGAAACAACACGGGAGCCATGCTGCCTCCGGATGACAAGTTTGACGAAGAAGCCACGGAAATAAAGTTCTCGGTAAAGTCAAACGGCAAACTTTATATTGAACCGAAAGAAGACATCAAAGAACGCCTCGGGCGAAGCCCTGATAAGTTTGACGCTTTGGCTAACACGTTCTATCCCGTTCGGTATGCGAAACCTATCAACGTGAACAGAATTGCGAAAATGATACGGAGATAACAAACAGAATGTTCAATTCAAAAAATATCAAAAATGACAATCGAAGAAATTTTAAATTCGGACATGACGGCAGAACAGAAGATAGCCGCCCTGAGTGAAAAGACCGTGAACGTCCCTGTTTGGGGCGGCAGAAAAGGGCTTGAAATGGAGTATAACCCGAAGTTTCATCCCGTCATGGATAGACAGAAATACCCCGACATCGTGAACGAAGACGGGATTCAGCCCGTGACCCGCATTGCGCTCGGCTTTCAGAAACTCGCATCAAAGAGAATGACAGAACTGGTTACGGCTATACCTGTCAAGCGTGTGTTCAAGCCTGAGAACGACAAACAGAAAGAAGTGGCGACATTCATCACAAGCGTCCTCGACAAGAACCGCATCGACAGCGTTGACATAGACCGTGTGAACAGGTTCTTTGCCGGCTGCGAGATTATGACGTTATGGTACGCCCTTGAACAGAACAACACGCTTTACGGAAGAAAAAGCCCCCTGAAAATCCGTTGTCGCACGTTCTCCCCCATGCTCGGCGATGACCTATACCCCCTTTTTGATGAATACGGCGACATGATAGCAATGTCAGTCGGCTATCAAAGGAAGAAAGGGAGAAAGAACGTGAAGTTCTTTGACGCATACACGGCAAACAAGCACATCAAATGGTCTTCTGAAAGCGGTTCATGGCAGGAGATTGAGAATGAAGATATAACGCTTTTGAAAATCCCCGCAATTTACGCCTGCCGTCCTTTCCCGATTTGGGAATTCACGTCAGATACCATTTACGAAATTGAATGGTCTTTGAGCCGTAACGGTAATTACATCCGTGAGAACTCAAAGCCACTGTTCTGTGTCTTCGCTGATGAAGCGATAAGTTACGGCGATGAAAAAAGCCCTGATAAGGAAGCCCGTGCCGTCATGCAATACCCGAAAGGCTCAACGGCGCAGTATGTCACTTGGCAACAAGCCGTTGAGAACCTGAAATTCCACGTCTCAGAGTTGAGAAACCTCTATTTCACAATGCTTCAACTCCCTGATTGGTCTTATGAGAAGATGTCGCAAGTCGCCTTGTCAGGAGAGAGCCGGAAACAACTGTTCATTGATGCACAACTGAAAGTCAACGATGAAAAAGGACCGCTGATTGAGTTCTTCGACCGTGAAATAAACGTTATCAAGGCTTACGCAAAGATTGTCTTCGGGGAAAGCTACGCCGCCGACATTGACGCTCTGAAAGCTGAAATCATCATTACCCCGTTCACAATATCGGATGAAAAGGATGACATCAACAACCTGATGACAGCCAACGGTGGCAAGCCTCTTATGTCTCAGCGTGAATCCATTGAGCGTTACGGGCAATCTGATGACGTTGACAAGACGCTAAAAGAAATCAAGGAAGAGGAAATGTACGATAACCTTGAAATGACTGAATAACAAGAAAGGGGGAGATTATGGCTATATCAAGAAGAAGACAACCGCCAAAGACCGAAGAACAACCGAAATTTCAATGCCGTGACTGCGGGCACAGCTATGATTGGCATGAGATAGGAGCAAACGGGAAACCGTTCATGTGCCGTTGCCCGTTCTACACGGGAGGCAAGTTCTGTCGCTTTCTTTCAGCCCCTCAGTGCGAACACTTCATCAAACGGGAGGTAAACAATGGCAAGGTTGAATAAATGGGAACGTCAACACCTGAAAGACCTGTCAGCCCTTGACAAACGCATAGAACAGATTTACGAGGCTGCTGTCAAGGAAGCCGCACGTATCGGTGCGACCATAAGCGATTTTAACCCCGACAGGCTTTTTTCTTTCAGCGACTATCCAATTACACGCAAAAGAATAGAAAAGCTGTTGTCGGGGCTAAAAAGCGGGTTGTCGGCGGCGATAGTCAACGGCATAAACTCAGCTTGGACGCTATCAAACAACAAGAACAACGAACTCGCCCGTCAGGTCTTCGGGGATAACGTGGGAAAACTCTCTCAGGCTCAATACCGCCGTTATTTCTCCACGAACGATGAAGCCCGTGAAGCGTTCATTCAGAGAAAGACAAACGGGCTGAACCTATCTAATCGTGTATGGAACTATACAAACCAGTTCAAGGAGGAAATAGAACTCGGGCTTGATGTCAGTTTGAGAAACGGCGTATCTGCCGAGGACATGACAAAAGAACTGCGTCAATACCTTAAATTCCCCGACAAACTGTTCAGACGTGTCAGGGATGAACACGGGGTTTTGCAGCTATCCAAGCGGGCGGCGGCTTTTCATCCCGGTCAGGGCGTTTACCGTTCTTCATTCAAGAACGCCCTCCGCCTCGCCGCCACAGAAACGAACATCGCTTATCGAACGGCTGACTATACCCGCTGGCAAGACCTTGATTTCGTTGTCGGGATTGAAATCAAGCTGAGTAATAACCACACTTTGAACGGCATTGCGTTCAGGGATATTTGCGATGAACTGAAAGGGCTTTACCCGAAAACGTTCAAGTTCACGGGGTGGCATCCACATTGCCGCTGTCATGCCGAAACAGTATTGAAGACCGAGGAAGAAATGGCAGAGGACAACCGCCGTATTATGGCGGGAGAAGAACCCGTTCAAGGAAGCAAGAACGAGGTCAAAGATGTACCCGACAATTTCAAACAATGGCTTGCTGATAATGAAGACCGGGCGAAACGTATGTCATCTGTTCCGTACTTCATCCGTGATAACGTGAAGTTTATTCCTGAAAGGTTCATTCAGAACATGGGGACACTGAAAGGCGGTCAGGATGCGGGGCTTATTGAGAACCTGAAAGAAGCCTTTCTGAAACTCAAAGACCCGAACTATATCACGGGCAAAGAGGTTCAGAACACGATTAAGACCTTTGCCCAGAACAACCCCGATTTATTCCTCGGCGGGTTGACAGATGTCGTGATAACACGGGCTAAAGGCGTAAGTTTCTTTATGGCAAACTCCCGGTCTTATCTGAACTCCACAGGGGCTTATAACATGGCGGGGAACACAATCAAGATTGCTAACCGGGAATTCAGGCTTGTCAGCGGCGAGATATTCAACCCGCTTGAAGAAGTCAAGGGGGCTTTAAAAGCCATATTCACGGGTGTTGATATGACATTCAAACAAGAATACGCCCTTGAAAGCCTATGGCATGAAATACGCCATGCGCAAGCTGTCGGTTGGAAAAACCTGAGAAACAAAACTGATTTAAGAAGCCGTTCAATGGAAACTATCAATCAGTTCTGCGCACGTCATTCATACCGTGACTTTGTGAAAAGCCTCGGAGGAAAGGCGGTCAACGCTAAAGAAATCATTGAACGGGGTTATGGTTATGGGCGTTTCGTTTCTAATTTTCAAAACCTATTGAAGCATATAAACGTCACACAAGCAGAAGCGCACGCCCATTTCAAAGACATCATTCTGAAAACCCCGTATGAAGAAATCCACGAGGAAATCGTGAAGTTTGTTCAAGCGAAAAGTAAATATGACTTGAAAACAGCAAAAGAACTTGTTAAAAATCTCAGAATGTCTTCAAGTGAATTTGCAGAAACACTAAGAAGAATCAAGGATGCGTAACCGTCCGATAAAAATCCAACTTCATATCAAGCGGAAGTTTATCAGCGTACCTTGCCATCCTGTTATTATCCCCTCGGGTATGAAAAAGGGTGGCAAGGTCTAAATATGCAGTATCTTCCCCCACAATAGCCAAATAACGCTCCTTGTCAGATATTCCGATGTCTTCACGTTCTTTGTCTGTTATGTTATAATCAAAAACTGTTTCCATACTCTGATTTGTTAAGTTATTTTCTCCGAATTTGACGTACAAACGCTTTACTTTCCAAATTGGTGTAAGTCTTCACATTTTAAATTATCGCCCGGCATTCGGGCGTATTTAAAGCCGTTCAAGAATATCTAAGAACTCCTGCTTTGAAATACCGATGTTTCTCAGATTGTTACGGATGATAAACTCAGGAATAGGATTTACATGGGTCTGAATGATAACGGGGCGTGTCATCCCCTCTTTTATCCATGCCTCGTGCCCGCCTTTTGTCCGGGTCTTTGACAATCCAAGCCGTTCAAGAACAGTACGAAACTCGGCTATTGTGATATTTGCCAACGTTCTCATGCCAAAGCGGGGATTCTTGCGGGTGCAACAACACGTTCAAAACTCAAATTACTTCCCAATAGTTTTTTCATCTCGGGTTTCTTCATAAGAACCGTAAATGCGGGCGGTAAAATGCTCTTTTTGCGGAATTTCCAACCATGCGCCAACAAGTCATCATGGAGCGTTCCTGTTTCAACACAACATTCAACATGAAGTTGAAACATTTCATAAAAAGAACTTATCGCATCATTGTAAGTTTCGGCACAAGTCGATAAGTCGAGAGCCGGACAATAGGCGATATAATTCCCATCTTCCCTAAAGATGTAAAATTCCAAAGAAAAGCGGTATTCAGTAGCCGCATTATCTTTCGCTTCTGCTTTTAAAATCAATTTATTAGCCATAATATTTAAAATTTATTTATTAACATGATACACTACTCGTATGCTGTTCAAACGTTCTTGAAACAAAACATCTTCACGCATTTTCCGTATATTGAACCTTGTTTGCAAGCTTAACAATGGTTCAGCTTCAACCCCCAGCGCAGCCTCAAACAACAACGCCGTTTTCTCCGTCAAGGGACGGCGACCATTCAAAATCTCATTCAACGCAGAATACGCAATTCCCATTTGCTCCGCTAATTTACACTGCGAAATCCCCCTGCATTCGATTTCTTCTTTCAAGATTTCCCCCGGATGCGTAGGGAACGCAGGTTCAAGATTGTTTGCAATCATTTTAGGGTCAACCCCTTGTATTGTCGTCATCATACAATTCGGTTTATATAACGATTTCACTTCTGTCATTGCAAAGATAATCATTTTACTATTATCTTCACGAATTTTGCGAAGATTATTTTTGAAAGCCTCAAACGGGTAAACCAAACGACATGATTACACTGTAATCACAAACACCCTCAATTTGCCCGTTTTTAGCCCCGCTATTGAATTTTCGCAGTCAATCTTGTATAAGTTATAAGCCAACCTAAAATCACGCCTTAAATCGGCTTATTTGGGTTTGTTTTCATCATCAGCCTGTGAACGGGCTTTTTTGCGCCTTACTGTGAATCGCCTCCTGAGTTATCAGGCAACGTTTCCCGTCATACGGTGTACCGTCAGGCAGACCGATGTTGTACAAGCGATTGACCTTACAGCCGATTTGTTCTGCCGTGAAGACATCATAAATCGCCGCAAGTGACGTGAAGAAGAACTCTGTTCTTTCGTCATCGTTCAATGGCGGTTCTTTGAACTGAACCCGGTAAATCGTCTTTTGCTCTTTCGCCATAGTCTTTTTCTGTTTAACGCCCCAAACCTTGTGTCAGGCGAACCCCTCCAAAAACGGCGTGTGCGCCTGACCCGTCAGGGTCTTTTTTTATACTACGTTAGTAGTATTTTTTTCTATATTCTTTTCTTTCCTCTCCTTTAGGGGTTTCTTGCGCAGAAAACACTAATTAAACAGAGTTTTCTACGAGAAAACATATATTATCTCGTAGAAAACATTGCTTTTTCAATTGAAAAGCTCTTCAACCCTATAAAAAGCCGACCTCCGTTTGATTGTTTTCGCTGTCTCGACACCCCATATCCCGGCAACAAGCCTGATAGCTTCTATATCCCCGTCAAAGGCAATGCAACATTCATGGTTATTGTATTCATAGCAATAAACCTCCTGCGGGTCACATTCATTCTTTATTCGGGCTTCCATGTCTTCGTAAAACTTGAACAGGCGTTCTATACCGTCTTTTGTACCATAGCCCCCTGCGCCGAAACTGTAAATCTTCTCCCCGTCATTCAAAGGGCGTATTCCTTTCATACCCCTTGCGAATGATTCATTACCGAAAGCGAAGAAGCAATCGTATTTCTTCACGTCAACCAAATCACGTTCATTACAGAGAGCCTTATAACGTCCCAAAGTCCGGGCGTTCTTCCATGTCATTAAACAATCATTTTCAATATCTTCATTGAACTCAAATTTCTTTTCGTCTGTCATCGTTGTTTCTCAGTTATTAAACCCGACACAGGGCTTTTACGGCTCTCTGTCGGGCGTGGTTAAACATCATGTCAACTATTCAAAATCGGGATAAGTCATTTCAATAGGCATATCAGGCTCTCCCTCAAAGTCATTATTGCAAGCTGAATATAATTCAGGCGTATCGCTCCCAAGCGTAATGTCTTTCCATAATTTGCCGTTGGTGTCTCTGTAAACGGGTCTGTCCCAACAGTCAATCCCGATAAATGTCAAATCTGTCTTTTTCATTGCAGTCTATTTTTAATCCCGCAAACCCGCTTTTGACGGGTTCACGGGAGATTGTTAATTTATGCTTGTAATTTCACACGGTTGAGAAGCGAACCTGAAATTTCATGTAATTCCCGGCTTCTTTCGGGAGTCAGTTCTCGGGCGTGAGCCGTGATTGCCTGAGTAAGCTTCCAAAGGGTTGAACCTCCCTGAACACCATCTTCGGGGTCATTGCGCATCAAAATCTTTTCAACTTCCTTACTTTCCTGTTTCAGAAGACTTCCGTTCTTTGTCAGGTTCTTCAATTCATGCTCAAAGTCAACATCAATTTCGGAAGCCCCCTGTATCTCGTAGGCTTTCTTCATCAGGTTATCTTTCCCGAACAGCCCTTTCGTCAGGTCTTTGACCGCTGAAACGGTGGTCTTCGTGTCAAGTTCATACGTTTTGTTGGATAGTTTCAGGTTATCAGGCAGCTTAGACCCCAAGTGAACCTGCTTCATCACGCTTTCACGAACCATACCATTAAGGCAAGCCCCGTTCAAGAGAAACGCCCGCATGTCAACCGCCCCGTCCCCGTAGTCAGAGGTTGAGAACCGTGCGCCCGCAAATATGATGACATCGCCGTTCTTCGCTGTCGGTATGACAATTGGCTGTGGCAGGATTGTTTCTGCCCAAACCTTTGTGTCGTTCATATAAGCGTCCGAAATTACAGCCCCTTGCTTGCTCGCTTCCTGAACAAAAGCCGTCAGGATTTCAACGCTGTTCAGACGGCGGTAGCTGTCAGAGAGAACACCCCGAACCTGCTCCCCTACGGTTCTGACAAGAACACGGCTTCTTTCCGTCCAACCGCTATGCTCGTTCAGAATTTCGGCGGCAAGGTTCTTAGCCCACTCAGCCCCCTGCGCAAGCTGTCTGAGATAACGCTGCGGAACTCCCATTCTGTCAGCAAGCTGCCCTATGGCGTTATCATGGAGCGAGAACTGACCGTCAGGCATATTCATCATCAGACGTTCTCCCCCGTTGAATGTTATCACGGGGCTGTGGTCTTTCTGTCTCAGGTTAACGCCTATCGGGGCGATATAATCCTGCGCTATCTTTCCCTCGCTGATAAGACGCTCCATTGTAGCTTGAACCCCAACGGATTTACCGTCTATCATTCTCTGAACCTTGTTGATTACAACATCATTCAAACCCTGTTGCAGGGTCTTTTCGTTTGTCACTGTCATTGTTTCCATACTTGAAAATTTTATTTGGGTTAATACTGAATTGATTTTTCTAAATATGCCTTTGCTTCCTCATACAAGGCGGTTTCTGTCAAGTCTTCCGAACTTGGTTCAAAGCCAGCCCAAAAAGCAGCTTCAATGATACTGTTCATGTTGTCTTTCATAAATTCCGTCCTCCTGATTATTTGATATAAAATGAAAATTTGATACCTCTCCTGAGTTTGCATACGCATTTGTCTTCAACGCTGCTGAAAGCCCGCTTCAAAAGTTTATTGAACATTTCAACACCGATAAGAGCGATAGCCCCTGAAACGCCAACCAGCTTGTGAACCTTGTTTCCCTCGCCGTCAACGCCTGAAACCTTAATTCTGAAATTACGGTTGATTTCTCTTGTGCTGTATGCTAAACTCACTGTCTTCATATTTCTGTTTTTTTGAGGTTCAAAAGTGATTACATCTTAATCACGTTGCAAATATAAGTTAAGTATTTTGGAAATAATCAACTTTTTTGGATAAAAATTAACTGGACAGATTATTTTTAACCCCACTTAACTCCACTTCCGTAGTATTTAACTCCAGTATCTCAAAAACAGCTTCAAAATAGCTTAAAAGCATATTTTATAGCATAAAAACTGAGACAAACAAGAAAAAAGCATTATTTTTCTGAGTATATTGTAATCACTTTAAGAAATAAAGCATACCTTTGTTGCGTAAACTTTTCAGTTAAACAAAGCATTCATTATGAAACAAAAGATTTTAGAGGCGTTGAAAGCCAAATTTCCGGGGGTCAACGCAAATGTATTGAACAGGATTGCCGATAAACTCGCCAAGACTGTAACCACAGATGAACAAATAACAACTGCTATTGCAGGGGTAACAAAAGAGTTCATCGAAATCATTGAAAGCTACGGCGACAGCCGTGCGACAGAAGCCCAACAGACAGCCGTACAAACCTATGAAACCAAATACGGTCTGAAAGACGGGCAAAAGATTGATAACGGGGGCGGCTCTCAGGGCGGTCAGCAAGGAGGAACGCAAACCGTTCAGACACAATCCGCAGGGGGCGAGCAAGTTCCGGCTTGGGCACAGGCTCTTATCGAAAGCAACAAGACGATAACCGAGCGTTTGAACAAAATGGATGGAGACCGTACAACTGCAACCCGCAAGCAACAACTTTCCACAATCATTGAAAAACTGCCTGAAAATCTACGTAAGGCTTACGAGCGCACACCTGTTGACGGTCTAACCGATGAACAGTTCAACACGCTTGTCGGCGAAATCACTACCGAAGTGGACGGCATTGTCAATGACACACGGGCAAAAGGGGCTGTTTTCGGAAGACCTGCCGCACAGAACGGCGGTTCATCAAGTCAAGGGAACGAACTGACAAAAGAGCAATTGGAGGCTATATCACACCGTGACAACAAGCCCGCCGACGGTCAGCCGTTCTAATGTTTAACATCCAAAATCATTCAAAAATGGGAATGACAGTAACACGCAGGAAAGACACACGCACACCTCGTGTCTTCATGCACAAAACAGCGGATATTCGCGGCGGCGTTTCGGTCAAGGTTTCTGAACTCGGCGGCGATTTTCTGAACGAGGGTGCAGTATTGAGCGCACCCGACAACGGCATTTGCCACGTTGTGAAGATTGCCGTTCTGTCGGCAGAAGCGACAGATACCGCAACTGACATCAAAGTAAATAAAGGTCACAATTTCAAAGTTGGCGATTTCATCATGGCTGATGAAGGTGGCAAGGCTTACGCTATCACATCTATCACAACCACAGAGAAAACCCACGACACAATCAAGGTCAAGACCACTCTTGGAGTGAAGATTGAGAAAGGCGGATTTATCATTGAAGCCGCAGCGGAATCGGCAGCGGAAACCTCAAAACTGAAATACACCCCACTTTCACTTGTCGGAACAGGCAAGCCCATCGTGCAAAACTCAAACCTTGACACGGACGCTTGGCTTATTGGCGTGACAAAGGGCAACCCGCTTCCTGAATGCGTGATGAAACACCTCAAAGGTATCATAAACTATTAATCGTAAGTAATTTATGGGAACTATTGTAAATACAATGATTCAGGGTTTGACCGAACAAATGGTTCAAGCCCGTCTGAATTCGGCTGACGCTTCGGGCTTCCTTTTCGGAAAGCACTTCCCCGTTAAGAAAGTCAACGGCTTCAACTGGAAAACCTTAACGAACCAGCTTGAAAAGAAGAATGTCGCCGCCGACCTGCATACTGACAACGGAACTATCATGCGTAAACGCCGCCCGATATTCGAGAGCGCACGTGGAGATATTCCGTTTATCTCTATCAGCCGTGAACTTTCACGCTCTGAAATCAAAGATTATCAAACGGCTTTGGCTTTCGCTCAGGATGAAGATGCTACCAAACTTGTTGAGTATTGGGGAAATGATGTTGACTTCTGTTTCAACGGCGTTCAGTCTGAGGAAGAATACATTGCATGGAAACTCGCTTCAAACGCTGGTGTGCTTAAATTCACAACCACCACGAACGCAACCTATGCCAATGAATTTGACCTTGACTATGACGTGGATGATGAGATGAAAACCAAATCATCCGTTGATTGGAACAGTAAGTCAACTGCTGACATTATCGGCGACCTTGCTAAATTCGTGAAGTTGGGTAAGGATCATAACCTGAACTTGAAGTACGCTTTCATCAATTTGGATGAACTGTACAAAATCTGTTCTGCGGAACAAATTATTAAACAGTGCGCTTCTTTCGCCGCCAACGCCCTCGGTATCTCTCAAACACCTGACTTGGCTGCTGTAAATACCATGCTCGCAAAACAAGCATGGCTGAACGGTATTCAACTGCGTGTTATCGACCAAACCATCACCCGTGAATTTTCAGACGGTTCACAGACTTCTGGCAACCCGTTTGAGAACAGCCGTATGATTTTGTCAGAAAGTGAAATACTCGGTTCCACGCAGTATGACATTCTTCAGGAAAATGAAGAAACAATTCTGAGAGCCGTGCGTGCCCATACAGTCGTGAAGAAGTACGGCACGATTGAGCCTAAGAGCGAGGTTACAATCGGTCAGGCTGACGCTATTCCCGTATTTGATACGGCTTACCGTAACATCTACGTGAGAACGGACGCACAAGATTGGGATTAAAGACGGTCTTGAATTATGGCAAAAGTTATCGAAAACCTGAAAGGGATAAACGCCTACCCGATACCGCTCCGAACACTTGTTGAGACAGCGGACAAACGGGGGCTTGACCTTGACACGGAAGCGACAGCAGAGGTTCTGAAAGGGGAAGCCTACAACCTTGCCGCCGCTGACATCTTTCTGTGGCTGTCTTTCGCCCCTGACGTGTCTCAGGGCGGTCAGTCCTATTCATTCACGGACGAACAAAGAACGCAACTCCGCAATCACGCTAAAGCCTTATACAAAGACTTTGACGATGACAGCGGCAGCGCAAACAAACCTATTTACGGATATAAAGGTTCTCGGCTATGATTATTCAAAACGGAACAATCGAATTCAAGACAAAGACAGCGGGCGGGATTGACCCTAAAACGGGTTATCCCGTCAAACCGTCTTCCGTGGCATGGGGCGAACCTGTTCCATGTCAATTCAAGGCGAAGAAGTTCAACCAACTCGGAATCATCAAGGGGGAACACTTCACAGTGGCTTCCTATGAAATCCTGATTGAAGAACAGCCCGTTCCATCGGAACAGCTACGCTTGAAAGACTTGTCAGGAAAAGAGATTGGCACGTTTTCAATCATTCAGGCAGAACCGCTTGAAGCCGTGTGCGAAGTAAGAATTTTGGTCTAAAGCGATGTGCGGCTGTATGTCGGCTTTTCTTTTTCAACCCGGTCAAACATACCAATAAGAAAAGTAAACGCCACATGCGCCGATTTCGCAAAAAATAACTGAGAAGAATATGCCTATCACACAACTAACACCGATGTCGGAGATTGACAGATACACGGAACAGCAGCTTGAAAGGCTGAAACAAGTTCTTATCCGAAACCTGATGTATATCGGGGAGACAGTCTTGAACAGGGCACGTTCAACCAATTCTTACAAAGACCGCACGGGCAACCTGAGAAGTTCAATCGGCTATGTTATCACGGTTGACGGGCGAATAATCCATTCATCCAGCTTCCAAACCGTGAAACAAGGCAAGGACGGTTCTTCAAAGGGGGCAGCGTATGTGAAAAGCCTCGCAAGAAAATTCCCGCAGGGGATTTGCCTTATTGTCGTGGCTGGTATGAACTACGCTTCTTATGTGTCCGCAAAAGGACTTGACGTTCTTGACAGTTCAGAACTTCTTGCCGAGCGTCTTGTACCGCAAATGTTGAAGCAACTCGGATTTCATTAAACAGAATTTATATGGCTAAGACTTCAAAACAGATTCAAGGGGATGTGTACCGACTACTGAAAGACAGCGTTCTTTCGGGAATGATTTCAGGCGAGGTTTACAGAAGCGGTTACCGCCCCCGTGACAGTAACAGAGAAGATGCGGTGGTAATCTTCACAACGGGCTTGCCTGACGAAGTTCAGACAGGTGTCGTTACCGTGAATATCTATGTACCCGATACTGACTTGTACGGAAACGGGGTTCTCGTTGAAGACGGTCAGCGGACGGAAGAAATAGAGCGTCTCGCCAATGATTGGGTCAACAGCCTGACCGCCGATAAGTCCTGTTATAAATTCAGGCTTCAACAAACCATTTACACGGAGGCTGAACCTGACATCAATCAGCATTTCATCGTTGTGAAACTTCATTACGAGTTCTTCGGCAGCGATGATGCGCCTCTGAATATCAAATAAATTGTAGAACATTAAAAACGAATAAGTTATGTCAATTTTATCATGGGGTAAATGTAAGATTGAAACAACCCCGTCAACAAATGGCGCACCCACCTCCCCGGAGGCTTGGAAAGCCCTTGATACGCCGAAAGAAGACACAACGAAAATCACCCCCACGGCGGGAACTGAGAAGACCGCCACAGAGGAGGGCGGCGAACTTGTTGATGTCCGTTACGGAAAGAATACTTATACACTCGAATTTGACATGTTTGTCAAAAAAGGTACGGAACGCCCGTTTGAAGACAATGACGGATTAATCGCAGGAGAACACGCTTTCCGCATAACTCCCGAAGACGAAGAATGCGAGGGCGCACAGATTGACCGTTCCGTGGTTCGTTGTGATGAAAGCTATTCAACCGCTGACGGTAAAATGCTTCATTACGTTGCACGTTGCCTGAAACCCAAGACGGGCAAAACCGTGAAGCCTTACACAAAAGGGAGTGAGTAAGAATTTTCAGCGGGGTTGATACACTGGTTTATCCACCGTGAAGCCTGAACGCCTTTTCCGGTTGCATGTCGGTTCGATTCCGACCCCCGTCTCTAATCATAACTTAGAAATTCGTCAGATATGAATAAGACAATAGAACAAACGGTTGCTGAAACCATCCTTGAACAACCTTTTGAAGTCAAGGTAGGCGAAAAGTCATATCAGGTTGCCTCCGCAAGCACGGCAACCCTCATACTTGTTTCAGAAGCGATTTCACAACTTCCACATATTGCGTTTGACACGGAGAAGGTCGTTGAAGAAACATTATCCGTAGCGAAAGACTGCCGCATTCTCGGCGATATAGCGGCTATTCTCATTCTTGGTGCAAAGAACATCACAGAAAAGAAAAAAGTTCCGCAAATCAAAGAAAAACGGTATCTGTGCGGGCTTATTCGCCGACCATACACGGTTGAAGTTGAAATTACCATTGACAAGAAAGCGGAACTCGCAAAAGAACTTCTTGAAGATGTCTCCCCGAGGGAACTGAACCTGATTGTAAGCCAAATCTTATCAAGAATGCAGATAGCCGATTTTTTCGGGCTTACCACTTTCCTTGCAGAACTCAATCTTCTTCATCCGAGGAAAGTGGAGAACTAAATGACAGCATTTGGGCTGTCGTAGGCGGTTTTGCAAAAGGCTACAATCTGACCTTTGACTATGTTTTGTACAATATCAGCTATACGAACATGATAATGTACGGGGCTATTCTCCCGACATACGATAAAAAGAAAAATGACGGGAAAAAGGATGAAGGACAAAAAGTTATCAAGGCAGATGACCCAAGAAACAAAGAAGAAGTAAGGAAATTTTTTGAAACCTGTGATTAAAGGCAGAAACAATGAACAACGATAAAGGAAGACTGAATTACGGTGTCGGGCTTGACAACTCCCAGTTAAGGGTAGGCGTAGCCGAATCACGGCGTTTGCTCCAAGGCATAGGGCAGACAGCGGTTGACGAAGGCGCAAGGATTGACGATTCATTCAAAAGAATCGGCAGGACTGTCGCCGGAGTGTTTGCCGTGTCTCAGATAAAAGATTTCATCACGCACGTTGCGACTGTCCGTGGAGAATTCCAACAGCTTGAAATCGCTTTCAAAACCATGCTCGGCTCTGCGGGTCAGGCAGATGTTTTGATGACCCAGCTTGTCAAGACAGCCGCCACAACTCCGTTCGGTCTGAAAGACATCGGTCAAGCCGCAAAACAGCTTCTTGCCTACGGTGTCGCCGCAAATGACGTGAACAGCACTTTGATACGCCTCGGGGACATCGCCGCCGGGCTTTCAATCCCTATCAATGACCTTGCCTATCTGTACGGAACAACAATGGTTCAAGGACGTTTGTACACGGCTGACCTTAATCAATTTTTGGGGCGTGGCATTCCTCTTATGGAAGAACTCGCGAAACAGTTCGGCGTAGCAGAAAATCAGGTCAAACAACTTGTTGAAGACGGAAAAGTAGGATTTCCCGAAGTTCAGAAAGCCATTGAGAACCTGACCAACGAGGGCGGTAAGTTCGGCGGTCTTATGGAAGCTCAGTCAAAAACACTCACGGGGCAGATTTCAAACATTGAGGACGCAATCGACACAATGTTCAATGCCATAGGTC